GTCCTCTTCCAGTTACACATTATAATTGGTATTTTCATTTCCTTAGCCCCATTTCTCTTTCCTTATTATCATGCCAAGCATTATCACTAACTTGTTTTTCTAGTGTCTTCTTATGATAGATTGCATATAGCTCTTCCTCAGGCAATGTTGCAAATGTGTCTTGGCCTATTAATCTTCCATGAGGTATAGGGTTAAAGTGTATGCCTTTGTTATTTCTGAATAGCCTATCTTGAGAGTCTGGCCAGTTTACTCTGCCTTCTTTGTCTAGCTGCCAACCTCTTGAAGCTCTGTACTCCTCTGTTAGGCCTTCAACTATATTTGTTCTTGGTAAAAAGAATACATCAACATCATTTGTATTTATAAGATTGTGTACTATCATATAGAATCTATCATCAAGCAATTCATCAGCATCTAGGTAAAATAGATAGTCTGTATCTGCTTGCTTTGCTAGCCAATTCTTTTGATCATGGATTGCCTTTTCTATAGGCTTTTCAAATGATATAATTTCATCCTTATAGCTTTCCAAGATATACTTTGTCTTATTATTATCACCCTTAGAGTCTCTGACAACATAGATCTTATCATTTGGTCCCTTGAGTTCTGTAATTTGCTTTAGTAATTCTTCTAATGATTTGCCTTCATTTTTACAAAGGATCATATATCCTATATTGAGTTCTTTCGCCATTGTTCTTCTATCTTACTGTTAAATTTATAATCTAATAATTGCAATCCTCTTAGCTTTGTTGTAAAGAATGTTCTATAAGCATCGCCCATACCAAATGAATTTGTTCTAGTTGTTGCTTTTAGAATAGTCTTATAGAAAGATCTTGGATCAGCTGTCATCTCTAGTATTGGTATATCTACTGCAAGTATTTCAGGATTAACTAGTGTCCTTACACCTACGTTTTCAACCCATCTATTAAAATTACTAAATGATATTTTATCCAAAGACAGGCAATGAGTCTTCCTTAAGTGCTCGGCATTTAGTACAACTAATACTTGCCTCTTACTTCCTCCAGTCAAACCTTTATATCTTGTTTCAATAATCATGCCCCTCTCAAGCGTACCATAATTAATTGGATATTTAGCCTTTACGCGGACTAGGTGTTCATTTAATCTTCCTTCTACTTTTTGATTAGCCATTAAAACTTCACCTCGCCCATTTCATTACATGCCTCCAAGAATCTCTTAAAATGCTTAGTATCTTTTGTTTCTAATTTAGACTCATACTTAAGTGTTCCCTGGGACACACTAGAAGACTCTTCTTCTGTTAGTTTGCTAATTGGTGTGTATGACCAACCCCACTTATCTTTAGTGCCTTCTGGATATACCATACCTTTCTGAGTCTGTATAGTTGTTGGATACCAATAAGATTCTCCATCATCAAACCTTAGACTTTTCATAAGTTCTGGCATCTTATCTTCATACTTGTCAACATCAAACTTTGGATTCTTTTTGTAATTTAGTGGGTTTTCATTTGTATAGAATCCACTTCCAACACACATCTTAGATTCTCCATGCCTATCATCAAATTCTACAATTACATGCTTTTCTTTTGTTATTGGGCTTATACCCCATTCAGCTTTATTATCCATTTACTTTCTCCAATTTTGGTACATTTAATTTAATCTTTTTTGCAAACTTTGGAAGATTTGAATTAAGTATCCCCTCGAATGCTTTTGTCATCTCATCCAAGTTAAAGTCTTCTCTTATTAGTCTAGCTTGCTTTCTTGCATCTGGTATATATTTCTTATAATTCTTAAATACATCTTTTAATATATTTGATGCGTATCCATAGTCAACATAGAACCACTTAGAGCCTTTTAATATCATATTGTTTGCAGCTGAGTTGTCAACTTCTCTTAGTGACCCCGGGAGCTTTACTGCGTGAGTTATAAAGTCTACTTGTCCAGACCAGTTAGAAACAATTAATGGCTTTTGTGTGATAGAGAACTCAGCTAATGGCCTACCATAACCTTCACCATGAGTAAGTGAAACCATAGCTTTTACCTTTGGGTGATTATACAGCCCATTCATCTCATCCTCACTTAACTTTCCTTCAAGTACATATATATTTGGAGGGTTATCATAGCCTTCAGTTATCTGACTTATCTTCTTATCTATTTCATTATATTCAAGTATGCTAAATGTGGCGCCTGATGTTTTTAATACTAAAGCTGGCCTTTTATTTACGCTAGTATTCTTAAATGTTTCAATGAATGTCTTTATTGTCCCACTAACATCTTTCCTATCGTGGCCAAAATTGCCAGCAATCCAGTGACCAGTATACAGAAAGCAAAAGTCTTCCTTAATCTCATCTAATGTTTCTACTATTGTACTTGGTATCTCAGCCTTAGAAACCTTTTTGAATATATCTGTATCTATTCCTTCAAATAATACATCTATTGGAACTTCACACTTAAGTTGGCCTACACTTTCACCTGACTGGTCATTTCTCTTGTCATATATTGTATCAAGTAGAATTTGCCTTGAGTGATGTGAGGGTACTATTACTCTATCCATTCTATTGCACCCTTCAATCCACTCAGATGGAGCCTGAGTTGTTTCTATGCCTGCAGTTATTCCTATATTATATTTTGCAACCTTCTTAAATTCATTAGGCACAGAAACTTGCATAAATACATCAATTTGCTGCTTTTGATCTCTAAGTATATACTTTTCGAACTCTGGGTAATTATCACTTGGGCAATCACCCCAGTTTGTTGGTACACACTTAACATCAAATCCATCCATTGCAATTAAGCTTTTTAGTAGATCTCTTGAGTGATCACCATATCCAGATCTTGAAAAAATTGGGGCTTGAAAGCCTATTACTGTCTTACTCATCTTATAACTCCTGTTGGGTATTTTAATTTTTTAGTATTTGTCTTCTTTTTTAGACTAAAGCTCTTTCTTGGTTTCCAATTATCAAAGCATATATTGATTGACTTGGAGATTCCGTCAGCCATAGCTTGGGCAGTAAAGTGGTTTAGTATTGCCCATTCTCTACCTTTAGCTCCTGCACTATCTCTATCATCTTTGCTAAGTGAGTATACATCAGCAATAGCTTTTGTTATATCATTAATACTAACTCTACTATCATAGATGTATGGTGTAACTGGTGAACCAACTAAGTTAAGTTGTGGCCACAATGGGAATGCCCATTCTCCATGCTCTTTATATCTACCATTACTATTACTTGGCCAATCTGCCGTATAATCTTTTATCGTTAGATCATTGCCTTTTTCATTCTTAAGCCCCATCTGATCCTGTAAGCCTCCAATGCATGAAGCAATAATTGGTGTTCCAGACATTATTGATTCCATAACACTTAAGCCAAAGCCTTCTGCAGAGCTTGGTTGGCATGTTACATCTGATAAGTTATATAGATAGTTTAGTTGTTCTGCTGGTATCTTTCCACTTGAAAATATAACATTTGCACCTTCTCCTAAGTTTTTAACTACTTCAGGCAGGTCAGTTCCATTTTGATCTACTGGGTCTGTGTGTAGTATTAAGAATGTGTTTTGCTTTTCTGCTTCAGTGTCCATAGACTGAACAAAGTTTTTATATGCAAGTATTAGATCCTGGGGTCTCTTTCTTTGTATATTTCTACTATTAAATAGCAATACAAATGAGTCATCATTCAATGCTGGAAAGTACTTTGCCTTAAATTCAATAAGTCCTGGATCAGACTTATCTAGTGGCTTAAATACTTTCTGGTCAACACCATGTGGCACATATGTCAAGTCAACATCCTCTTTTCTTGGATTTTTCTGGCATACATGCTTATTAATGTTGTATGTCTGTTTTGATATAGCAATCAAAGAGTCACAGCAGTCATAGAATGGTTCATTCCAGTGTGGGAATGGTAGATCATCCCAAATGTTATAATACATAATTGGTGTAGTTTGCCTTAGCTCATTTTCCATTTGATATAGCCAACCCCAAAACCTTGGGTCTGTAAAGTGTATTATTGCATCTGGCTTCTCTATATTTAGCACCTCGCTTAGTATTTGCTTGTTTCCATACCCTTCGACTGGATACAGCTTAAGATAGAAATTCTCAAAACCACTATCTCTTTTTACATCTTCGTTGTTGCTAAGGTCAACCACCTTACCTTTTTCTGGTGATTGTATTGCACCTGATATTTGTACCCAATCAAATTTGTCTAATGATTTTAGTACTATTTCCTTACTCATCGTTCCAACACCTGACGGCAGTCTAATGTCATCTCCGAGTAAAAGTATCTTCTTTTTTGTCATAACCTTTTCCCTATTATTTATTAAATTTACTTCTAAACTCTTTGTCTTTAATATACATCTCAAGAGTTAGATTCACTAACCTTTGGAATGTAATTCCTTCTTTTATACTAAGAATTTTGAACTCCTGGTGAATGTTTTTATCAACGTTCACAGATGTTAACCTTTTTTTGTGTTTATCCATCATAACCTCCAATTATATTTGTATATAAATATATACTCATTACGAAATAATTACGACTTTTTTATCATTTTTTTTAGCTTCCGTAAGTGCATGGTTTGTCCCTCTTGCATCATTTCCACTAGCTATAAACCCTATGACAACATCACAATACTTTGCTAACATTATATTTCTTATAAAGAAATGTCTCGTATTGTATTGCTTTCCGTAATACTTCTCAGTAAGAGCAGAATAAAAGTTATAGACAGTGTGTGCTGGGTTAAACTCAACGTATTTACAATTAAATTCTAATGCAAACTTCTTTGCATATCTATCAGCACCATCCTTGCAACCTCCACTAACAATTGTTAGCTTAGTTCCAAATTTCTTCTGTAGATTAAAGATTGTGTCCTTAACCTTCTTTCTATTTTCGTATTGCCTACTTCCTATTATTCCTACTTTCATTTTACTAATTTTCTGTCCTTTTTCGGACATAATTCATAATTCTTCTTAAATGAGCAATACTGGCACCCAGTCCTTAGTGCGGGATAGTGTGCCTCCTTATTGTGCTTTCCATTTGCTGTAAATGCGTGGCCAATAAACTCAGTTAATAACTTCTTTGTTCTATTCATTGATACCTTACCATGTGGTGGTTGGTATTGTTGTATTCTCTTTTGTGGGAAGTCCATATTTTCATATAGCTTCCTCTTGACAATAAAGTATTCTATGTTTATATTTTCCTCTGGTACATCATATTGCTTTGAGAAATACCTTTTGTATATTCTAAGCTGATCACCTTCTGCCTTTTTCTTTTTTGCACGCCATCCAAACATTGACGTCTTAATGTCATATATTGTAATTGTATCACCTTGCTTCATTACAATATCTGCAAAGCCCATTAGCATTATATTTGTATTGTCATCACTTTCACATAGGATAGGTATTTCAACACCAAGTAGTTCTGTATTCTTTTTTGAGAAGTATGCACCTCGCCTTTTCTTGAAGTAGTCTATGATTAATACACCTTCATCATAGAACTCTTGCATTTCTGCAGCATCTGAGAAGTGTGATCCGGTGTCTTTTACTGCCTTCTTGTATTCTGTTGCCATGCATTCCTTAAGCATCTTTTCAGAGTCATGTGCGTTTGCTGCTACTGCAGTTTTTTCATACATTGTTGTTAAATACTGTTGTAGTACTTCATGCATGGCTGTACCAAATACCAGAAACATTGAAGGTATAAACTCTCTGTGTTTGTCAATATATGTAAGCTTCCATTGTAGTGGGCAGCCTTTGTACATATTAAGTTGGCTATATGAGATGGTCTTTTTACCCATCATCCTGGCTTTTATAGCTAAGTCTTTTGGTGTTTTTAATTGCATAGTTAAATATAATAAAATTTACGCAAGATAAAAAATTTCTGACGTATAATAGTAGAAAGTTATTAACAATCTATTGTAGCTTTGACCAATTTACTGGTGCTACGTAAGGTGGTGATCCTGCATGTGGGCCTGTCCATATTCCCTTAATCTGATCTAGGTGTTTTACTACTGAATCTGTATATTTTTGAGCTACTACTTTATAGCTTTTTGAGTTAAATGCATCATAGAACTCAGACCCCATCTGTACTGGTATGCCTGGAAATACAACTGTATTTGTTATACCTGGTAGGATGCCTGGGCTGTTTGGTATTATTGGTAGGAATGACTGGCCAGTCCAGTATGTAATTATTGCAGTTGCTGGTAGTAGATATGGTGGCTTTCCCATTGAAACTTTCATCTTCGACTGAATTAGGAAGCACTTCTTCCATGCATCAAACAAGCCTTTAACCTTACCTCCAGTAAACTGATACTTACCAGTTACTGCATCCCACTTCCAATCTGTTGGTGGCTTTTTCTCATCTGGGCCTCTAGAATACTTGTCTTGATCTCCCCATGAATTGTCCCACACTGTAGTCCTTATTGCTATATTACCAACTGGGTCCATTGCAGGAATACCTATATTTCTATGATAGCTTGAAGCTAAGAATGTTGCACACTGATCTAGGCCAGAAGACTTTCCCTTACTTAGATAAGATTCTACCTCTTTTTTTAATTGTTCACTTTTAATCATTTTGTTCTGATACCTTGAATTCGATTAGTTTGTCTAAGTATTGCTTTGCCTTTAATAGATCTTCAATACCATTTTTATCCTTCCATCTTGTAACATACTTTATTATGTTGCCTTCAAAGAAGTCAAGGTCTTGAGAGTGGGCGTATTCCCACATCTCAATTCCCCTGGTGTAGTGCTTTGGGTGCTTTATATTATCTGTCTTAGACAATCTTTAGCCCCTCATTGTCTTTCTTAGACTTAGGTAGGAATGCATCATTAATGTGTGAACACTCATCGCACTTAAATATCTGCATTGGTACTAAGCTTTTCTTTCCGTTTGGAGAGACTACTGCAGATACCTCCTTAAATAGAAAGACTGGTACAAATGTTTGACCTTCGCACTCATCACAATTAACATCTTTCATATCTTCTGGCTTAATGTTAAGATTCATATTTCCACCATTATTCATCTTTGCCCTCCTCCTTTTTTACATTTAGTAATGAAGTTAATAAAGCAATCTTTCCATCAGCTGATGATATAGTATCTACTGCTTTGTCCATCTCACCTAAAATGTCTGGGTGTTCGCCAACACCTACTGATTGATTTGCGTATAAATTTAGTATAGCGATTCCCTCAGCCTTTTGAGCTTGGTATCTTCTAACTAGTGCGTCCATAAATTGTTGTCCTTGTGTCATGTCTTTCTCCTTACATCATTCCAAATCCACCACCCATTGGAGCAGCTTCTTCTTCATTTTTATTTTCATTAATAATTATACATTCAGTTGTTAAAATTGTACCAGCAACTGAAGCAGCCTTTTCTAGTGCAACTCTTGTTACTTTTGCTGGGTCAATAATTCCTGACTTCATCATATCAACAACTTGTTCAGTTCTTGCATCAAATCCCCAATTCATTGATATAGTGCTTTCATCTGTCATTCCGTCAAAAGCATGTATTTCATTCCATATTTGATTTGCATCTAAGCCTGCATTTGACATAATAAGATTAAATGGCTCCTGTATGGCTTGCATTACAATTCTATATCCACTTACTTGATCATCATTCTCAAATACTCCATCCTCAACTTCGTCATCAAAGCAACTTCTTAGTGCTATTCCACCTCCAGGTACAATACCTTCATCAAGTGCAGCCCTAGTTGCATGTAATGCATCCTCTACTCTATCCTTTTTCTCTTTCATTTCAATTTCTGATTCAGCGCCAATCTTTAGAATTGCTACTCCTCCAGCCATCTTTCCCACTCTTTGTTGGTAGCCTTCCTTCTCATAGTCTGAATCTGATTTTTCAAGTAATACTTTTATTTCGTTAACTCTGTTTGCAATAACTTCTGGGTCACCTGCACCATCAACAATTGTTGTTGACTTACTTGTAACAGTAACCGTTTTTGCACTACCTACAAAGTCTGCTATATTAAGTGTATCAAGCTTGTGACCTTTACTCTTACTGATAAGTGTTCCTCCAGTAATTGTTGCGATATCCTCAAGTAGTTGAGTTCTCTTTTCACCAAATTCAGGAGCCTTAACTGCAGCAACCTTAAGTGTTCCCCTTGCCTTATTAACAACAAGTCCAGCTAATGCCTCACCTTCAATGTCATGTGCAATTATTAGTAATGGTTTGTCTTGTGCAATTGCAGCTTCAAGTGGCTTTACTAGCTCCTTAAGGGTTTGAATCTTTTTATCAACTAAGATGATCCATGGGTCTTCAAATTGTGCATGCATATGATTGTTATCAGTTACAAAGTACGGTGATATATATCCTCTATCAAATTGAACACCTTCAACTGTTTCTAGGTATGTATCATTTGTTCTAGACTCCTCAACTGTTATAACACCTTCTCTTCCAACCTTCTCCATTGCAGTAGCTATTAACTTTCCTACCTCTTGGTCATTGTTTGCAGAAATTGTTGCAACTTGTTCAATCTCATCCTGAGAAGAGATATCTGTAGCTATCTCCTCAAGCTTTTCAACAACTGTAGTTACACCAATATCCATTCCTCTCTTTATATCAACTGGATTAGATTTTAGTTCTGTAATGATGTCAAACCCTCTTTTTAAGATTGAGTTGGCTAATATAGTTGCCGTTGTTGTTCCATCACCTGCCTCATCATTAACTTGATTAGCAACTTCTTTTACCATTTGTGCACCAGCATTCTCAATTTCATCTTCTAAGAAGACCTCTTTTGCAACTGATACTCCATCCTTTGTTGATACAAACTCACCATTCTTTTCAAGTATTACATTTCTACCTTTTGGTCCTAAAGTTGCAGATACTGCAGATGATAACTTTTGCACACCACTTCCGATTAGCTTTCTAGCATCCTCGTTAAATTCAATTCTTTTCTTCATTATTTCTTCTCTTTATAAATTGTTAAAATTTCGTCCTCTCGACAAACGATAAACTCTACTCTGTCAACTTCTAATCTCTTACCTGCAAACTTAGGATAGAATACTACATCTCCTACTTTGCATTGCATGTGACCTCTATTTCCAGTGTTAAGTAGTGGGCCTGGGCCTACTGCTAATACTTCGCCTCTAAGTGATACTTCAGCATCTACTTCTGGCATAATTACTCCACCTGATGTCATTTCATCTGGTTCTAATCCTTTTAATACTACATTTCCTCCTGTTGGTTCAAACATTATATTGCCTCCTTATCTTTAATTCTTAATTTGTTTTCTATTTCATGCGAGCTTCTGATACATGATATTCCTAATTGCTCTTTCATCACTTCCGGTGTTGTGCAAGACTGGTTAAAACTTGCAAAGTCTGTTTTACTTGGGAATCTTCCACATCCTGCAAATAAGCATCCAAATGCATTTGATAGGTAGTCTGCAGCTGCATAGTCACATTTCCCTATTGCATCACATCCAGGCCTAAAAGCTTTTGCTGCATCTATTCCCATTTCTATCATCTTTTCTCTTAATAGCCAATGCAAACCTACAATAAACTCCTCCTCACAGAACTTTAGCCTTCTTGACATCTGCCCTCTTAGTGAGTTTATATTTTGTTCTACTACGTATGTACATTCTCTAGACATTAAGTTGAATAGCTCTTCATTTTGTCCAAATTCGCCTTCAGACTCTCTGTGCTTTTCCAGTTCAGATAGCGTTTTTATGACTTTGTCGCGAAAGTCTGAGTTCTTCTCCATTAACTCATAAACTTGAGTATACACAACATATGTCGGATTCGGATTCACTTCATACTGTTTGAATTTGATTCCTACTCTAGCCCTTGAATGCTGGTCATATTGGCAAATTGGAGTTCCTTTTACTCGGTACTTTATCATACCGGAAGCTGGATGCCAATTTATTATATCCACTTCTAGGTTTTTTACTCCACACTTTATTTCAACGTCATTAATTTTCATAAAATAATTCTTTATCCTCTTTGCTTAGGTCATTAAACTTATAATCTCTTATCTTCTGTAGTACCATATCTGTATTTTCAAATATAACACTTAGGTATAGCCCTATGAATGGGAACTTTTTACCAACAACATCTACAAGCTCCTTATAGAGCATTGATAAAGACTGATCTTTAACATCATCACCAAACTGGCCTGATGCATTGAATCCCCTCATTGATACTAGTGATAATAAGTTTTGGCCAAAGTGATATGAATGCTGATAGCTTTGTGGTAAGAATGTTCTACCAGACTGCCAGCTTGATTGATCTTCATTTAATACATCTGCATATATTTGCTTTAGATCACTAAATGTCTTCTTCTCTTCTTTCGATAACCTCCTTTCACCAACAGTAATTATGTCAACATCAGACTTATTATTGTCTCTACATCCAATACTCATAAAGCTTGTAAATGGGGTTTGTGTGTGATAGTCAAATAGCCATCTAGGTACACCTCTTACTCTAAAGATAAATTGCACCATCTCTCTTGCCTGGGGTAGTGTGTTGTGAGTTAATACTGCTTTCACAACCTCAAACTTACCTTCAGGTGTAGTGTCTGGCCATTTTTGTTTGAATTTATTGTCACCCCATGTACTAGTGCTAGTAACAAACATTGACTTATAAGGATTTGTCATGTGGTCTTCTAGTGTGACCTCAACCTCATCAGACATGTCATGAAACTCAGTGACAACTGGGGGCCTTTCCTCTGGTAGGGTGCCCATAACTTTTCTTAGGTTTTCTATAACCTCGTAACTTAATTTGTCTTCCATAATTTTATAACCTTTATTTAATATAATAAATATCTCTTAAATATAAAAATGTAACGAATCAAATTTTATATTTATTTTAACATTTTCTACCATTGCATTAGCATTTTTATCTAACCATGTCTCTATCATCATGCATATAGATATAAAGTCGTGATTAAATAGGAAAATATTTGAAGATCTAAAGTTGACATTTACATTTAGTGTGCTACCTCTAAGTAGAATGTGAACATAAGATAAACATTCATCATCTGTAAATACAAACCTTCTACTAAGTGACCCCTCTTTCTTTCCGTAGTATCCTGATAGCTCTGATTCTAACTTTTTTGTGAACTTTGCTAATTGAAATTTATAACTGTCAATCTCAAGCTGCTGATAGTCATTTATATTCTCCAACCCTGCAAATAGATCCTTTGATGACCACTGTTCTACATCATTACAGGTCATGTCTAGGTCCATCTTATAATTTACAAGCTCCTTAGTTCCCATGTGTTCACTACCAAACTCTTGTAATGCTGTTATTGCAGTTCCCATTTGATGTTCTGGGCTTAATAGAAATTCATTATACATTTCTATAATGCCATTAATTCTTTTTGCAATATGTCCTGGATCATCCTCTCCATCTATAATCCAAAAGTTTCTATGCTTTGCAAACCTGATAGATAGATCTTTGTATATTTCTGCTACATGCTTTATTGCTGACCAAGTCTGGAATTCATCTCCTCTCTTAGAATATCTCTTGTGTAATTCAGCCTCACTAATATCAAAATAGAAAACTATATTATCATTTAGGTATGATATAAACTCTTGTTCTCTTTCCTCATTATTGTCGAATCTGTTATGCAGCATGCCGTAAGCCATTATTGACATCAAGCCTCTATCGTTTAATAGGACGTCAAAGTCGTTGCCAGATTGTATATTTTCCCAAACCTTTTGGTATTGAGTTGTCTTGCCTGCACAGTCAGGTCCTTCAAATACTAATTGTAGTCTCTTATTCATCATTAAACCTTTCATATATTTTATTTAAGAACATTGTCTCACTGTCTTTGAATCTACCAAGAGATATCAATACTAATTC